CTCGCTCAGTCGAGTTTACTTACCCTTAGGGCCTTTTCCTTTGCCCTTTGAGCCACATTTAGCCATTTCTACCTCCTTAGTTATTCCAAATTGCTTCAAGACCTTTCATAAAACCTTGATAGGCTCCATGAGCAACCAACATCCGATTGAACCAGACTTGAGAGTCTCGATCCTTTGCGTCAGAATAGTCTTGCCGCCATCCACATGAACAAATACAACCGTTTCCATTCAGTCTTAACTGATGTGTCACCGCTATATCAATTGCATGTTGATGAGCGATTGCTTCTTGACTATTCGGCATTGGCGTACTTCAAAGCCAGGGGATCTTCATCCACAACCGCATAGATAGTTTGCAGATAGGCCTTAATACCGGTCTTACCCGCAACTTCCCATGAATATGGTCGTATAATCACATCACAGGTTTGAATATCGGCATAGTCAAGCAATTCGACCGTGTTCTCATCGAGTAAAGTCTTCTTACTTGATGTTGCACCAACCATGAACGCGTGTGGTGGACGACCTTTGAAGTTAACCGCTACTTGGATGTAGGGTTGATCGGGGCCAATCTCACCGTCAGCGTCTTCCCGTCCGGCCAGAGACTTTACATTCCAACCATCGGCAATCATCTTCTCGGCAATATCAGGATCAAGCAGAATTGAGAAGTTCTTATCGCCCTCTCGATTGTATTGTCCTTCTTTACCTGTGAAGTTGCGGAATATGAGTCGAACATTCTCCAATGTCACAGATGACATACTGCGATCATTCTCCACGACGAGCCTTCCTTTCCTTAGTCAATTCGTCAACTGAGTGAGTCTTCTCAATGCATACTACTGGCATCATTGAGACCATTTGTCCTTGCTCATCGACAAGCTTGAGAAGAATTTGGCCACTACCAAGAGCAGCAGCCATCTCCATGAATCCCTGAGCCTCGTCTTCTGGGCAATAGCAGAGCAGTAAAGACAACGGACTATACGTTCGGCGCATCAGCAGGCCTGCTTTGGAAAATGGTTTGCGGATGCTTCGAAACCGTCAGCACATCAATTGGCAATTGGAATTGAACAGAACCTTCACGGTCAGTTAGTGTTAGATATATATAATCGTGTGCTTCAACTGCCCGAGCAAATGCTGCTGCCTTTCCATCAACGTCATTAACGAATGCTGTAAATTGGATGGTATCAATGTTCATTATTGAGTTCCTTTCTTTTTGGGTGGGGTTAAATTCCGATTGCCCGATCAACAGGCCCGGAGTAATTTGGCATTGACTTGACCTTTCCAAGCCGCTTGCCATCTTTGTCGGTAAACGTGATCTCAGCCGTCACACCTTTGTTAGTGGTCAGATCCTTGATCATTTGGGTCATCTTCTTGTCATCATCGTCAACGACGCTGCAAATAAGTTGGACGGCTTTACTCATGTTTATCCTTCTTTCTTTTATAGATCATTCCTCCGACTAGATAAGTCAGAAGTGCTGTACTCATAATTATGATAACTATGGCAGCGATTATTTGGCCTATCATGTCAATTCCAACAATGATTAGGCGAGAGGGTAATGTAAATCACATTTAACCAACAGACAAAGAATCCGAGGACTAAATGGATAAAAAGATTATGACCATTGCAATTACTGGTTCGAATGATCATCGCTTGTCTCTTTTCAGGATAAAATGCCTAGTCAGAGGGCTATTGAGTAACTTCATTAAGGCTTGGGTATTAATATCCTTCATCACATATGCCTCATGAGTGTCACTTCCATGAATGTCAAGGCATAGTGTCTTGTTTTCTTTTATGATCTGGACTAAAACTTTTATATCCATTTCACTGAACATCAGTAACCTCACTTACTAGCGGACCTGGTTCATTTGGTTCCTCCATAGCGGCTGAACATGAAGGACAGTACAAATGCCCTCGTTTACAAGTCCAGCCTAATTCCTTTCGGGTAGAACCACGTAGAGATTCCGGAATTATATACTTTGCCTTGCATTTGCAACAGTGTAACTTCCGGTTCTTCTTAGGGATGGTGGCAACCTTAAGTTCAGGCCGACCATCAACTTCCGAAATAATTTCCATTCTTAGTTCCTTTCGAAAAATATAAGAAGATGAATGCTTAACTTTTCTTTGACTACAAAGCTAGCCAGTTAAGTCTTCATTACTTCTCATATTATGAATTGTAAATGTTGCGATTAAACTGGAGGCTCAATCAATGTTAACATCAATCCGTTGCAATCCTCGGGGTCTAGAATTAATCCATTTTTAATCAGACTACCAACTAGATCGGCCACTTTCTTGAAGTTAGCCAAATCCCCATTGGATACTGGTAGGGTGGGTATTGTTCCAAGTCTTGCTGCCAAAGCCACCGTCGGGTCTAATATGGCTTTTTCATAAGCCGCCTCAACCGTGTTGTATCCATCAGCAACTGCTGGATCTAATGTAATCTTTGTACGCGATCCAAACAAGGCAAATGTTGCCATATTATCTCCTTACTTTATGAAATCGGCATAACGAATATAAAGACCAATAGCCTTCTTTGCTTCGATACATTGTTTTTCGAAGTAAGTCATATCAATTGTGTCCTCTTTGTGATTTTCCTGAACTACACTAGCTTCAAGCCATTTATAACCGGTTGTTCCACCAACGGCATAATATTTCTCATCTTTAAGTCTATAAAGAGTTCCACCTCCAGTAGTAACCGGACAGAAACGCCCAGCCTTACCTACAAAGACCTTACCCTTATCTTCCTCAAAATCGAGATACATTGTGGTGGTAACCGTTTTATCCACTGTGTAATCATCAAACTCCAATGGTTCTCCACTGAATAAGGTTTTGAACACATAGGGGACTTGAAATTGCAAACCAGTGGCAGTCCAATACCCATCCAGATCCCTTGCAATATAGACTGCATCATTGACTAAGCAGAACTTGTTATATGTTGCCTCATGTTCGAAATCATAACCGTACTTCTTACCAAAATCTGTCACAAATTTGATAATATAGTCATCGGCATTTGGTATCTTAACCGAGTCAGTCTTAATATGGGCTACTGTATAACCTTGTTCCTGAATGGCATGTTTAAGGTCAATCATAAACAAAGCACCGCGTTTGGCAACAATGTTATCAGTGTTTCGAACATCCATAAAAGGATTCTCGAATTTAGCACTGGTCATACCATACACAATATTCAGAGCAATCTTAAGAGCATAGGATAATGCCTTAACATTGGTATCCTCAGTTAAATATGGTTTTAAAGCGCCATTGAAATACTTCCCAGCGGCATCAAAATCCCCGTGTTTAACGGCAATACGAGCCAATCTGAGATCAGTGTATCGTTTTGTGTACGGGCCAAACAACTGTAACGCCTCAATTGATGCCGGGTGCATCGAGGCAATGTCCAAGAGCGCAACATTTTCATAATATCCGGGTTCAGCATACACATACCCGCCTTCTCCGGGGTCTTCATCCCGATAGCTGCTTTTGCCCATGCTGAATCTATAACCAGGGAATTCCGTGGATAGATCAGTATAAACAAACTTGGATCTTGCTGATTTATCATCACCAAAGATAATTCGCGCAGCATGATTTTGGGTTGAGTGGTTAACAGACAACCCTGATATTGCTGCAAGAATCTTTCGAGCTTCGAAGTCATCCTGAATATGGTTGAACACTTCTTCCGTGGCCCGGACATCGTTAGCACAATAGTCTGCGACTTTCTGCCAGTCCGCTTCCGGTACTGGATCATTCCAATCTCCTTCATACTCAACATGTGGAATATGGAGCTGCAGTTCCCACTTCTTAAGTGACTGCTTAATTGTGGCTACCTCATAAACATCCAAATATGACATGTTATAGGCTTCCATGAAGAATCCGCCATGATCATTGATAATTCTTTGTGAAAGATCAAACAATTCAAGGTTGGATCGTCCTAGATATCTACCGTACAGAATATGGTTGTCATACTTACGATTGTTGAAACCGATCAGACGGTACTGCATAAGTTGCTCAATTTCCCCAGAGGTGGGGTTAATCATCTTAACAACTTGATCAGAACCTTCATATTTCCAGCAAACAATAAACAGATTTCTGAATACCTCACAGTCAAAGAATACTAACCGATCATCAATAGACGACATTGGTTTAGAATCTTCAGACTTGAATTTCATCTGTTTAACTTTACCAAGACAATATAGCGCCTGGTTAGTACTCCCGGATGCAAATGTGATGATTGCTGAACGCATATCTTCAACATTGTAACTTAGATCAGATTCATAGGCTTCTTCCAAGATCTTGAATATGAAATCAATACTTGGTTTTGTTCCTGGATGAATCTCTTTCTTCAAATTCCGTGCTATCAGTAATCGAAGAGCCTTTTCAGATTTAACACTGTCACTTATCGTTTTAGGTTCCTCTCTTTCTGGTAAACCACTTGAAATTGTCAGAATATCAAAGTTGTTACATCTTGAGACTCGACGCCTAAGCGCTGAATCTCCTGTTCTGACCTTGATTTCAATACCATCGGCATATACAGGTAACAATTTAGAAACATCGCCTGTGTACCAGTAGTGCAGGTGGATTCCGCCACTGCCTTGACTGGCTTCAGCATATGTTGCAGGAAATTTGTTAGCAGCTTCATAATTTAATTCTGGATCTTTCTCCCCCCGGGAATTTTTCAGATCTAAGTCTACAATTACCATATTTTCAGGTTGCTGAACGTAATGTAGTTTAGAAGTGTCAAGTTCGCTGAGGGTTGTTTTAACGGATCGCCAAGCTTGTTTGGGTATTCCTGTGTCTGTAGCGTATTGTGCTTTACAATCGCTTAGGACCAAATCCAAACTAGACTCAGTTTTATCTAGAGATACCCAGCCCGGTTTAGTAATCTCAGGTTGGGCCTCGTACCCTAGTTTCCAGGATCTAAATCCTGAATACCAACTACGAAGTCTTTCACCTTCAAACCGCGCCCGTTCTTCATACTCGTCAAAGTATTCCATAAGAGCATCTCTAAATTGGTAACGGGGCATTATTCTGTCAATCATACTGTCAGTACAATATTCTTTGTACATAGTATAGGCTTGCGCCAGACTGACACCATTTTGTTCTTTGAATACATCATAACCCCAGAGAATATAGTTCAGAAAGACATCTGTTCTATACATCATAGCAGTTGGGCGATAGTTATTGTAGAAATTAATTCCCATGGATTGATAAACATCCAGACAATACTTAGCTATCGCTCCCAACTCAAAATCTACCATGTCCATTAGGTTAAAATATCGCTCTACTTCAATCTTCTGCCCAGATGGCTGCACATCTATCAAGCGTCGAATTAGTCCACTCATGGAATCAGTTATCTTCACAGGTTTATTAGTGCCCATAAATAAAAACGCATTAATTCGTTCTTGATAAATTGCATGGTATTTTTCGTTGATTGTTATGATCTCGTGAGACACAATCGAATTCAGCCGAGAGTTGTCTTCAATCTTTGACAAGTCACCATCGTGTTGAATGGCAACTAGGGGGTTTGATTTGAATACCTCCGTCGAGAAACTGTCATTGGTTGATGTTAATGCCTTAGCCTCAAACATAGCAAAGTATCCGTCAAAGAGTTTCTGAATAATGTTTAGTACTGTTGACTTACCTGATCCGGCAGGTCCATACAACACTAAAAACTTCTGAATCTTCGGAGAATCACCTGCAAATATAGAACCAATAGCCCATAATATTTTGCGTGCTTCCTCATCAGAATACAAAGTCGACATTATCTCTTTAAATGCCGGACAATCTTCACCGTTCATAGAATATGGCAACCGTTTAGACACGTAGTCGCGTCGTTTAGTCACCGTGTCAGCAAATGTTAGCTTGCTATCGAGTGTTACATTAGTATCAGGAGTGTTTCGCAAATATGAACGCCAATTCATCCATGTCTTAGTCCCATAACTACGTAAACTGAGTACCTTTACTTTTCGTCCTTCAGATATGAGTTCCTTTGCTTTCTGGTCCATTTCATTGTCAATGATGTCAACAATTTCAAACTCGTTATCACACCATAAACCTGTTTCTTCGTTCCATACAGCATAGAAATATCCGCCCTTAACCATTAAATCAGATGAATGGCGGACAATCCAATCGGGGGCTATAGTAGTAATGGTCTCCTGAGATTCTTTGTCTTTTTGTCTTCGCAATTGAATTTCATAGAAGTCCATTACCACACGCCCTTCCTATTCTCAATCAAATAAGCGCCCATTTGATACCAAATCTCAACTTTTCTTTGATCTTGTCTTGGACGTTCAAGCGGAAACATTCCACCACGCCCATCATAATTATAAGACCGACCTAGCATTGTTTCTACAGAATTTACCACCGGGGAATATATTGAATCCTCTGGTTCATCATCATCTAAATCAATGCCTAGATTGTGAAGTATCTCTAAGAAATAATGATATCGGGTCAAACTTGTCTGTAATGACATCCGGTCAGATAATGCTACGATCATCTCCAGCACTGAGCATGGATAATCAAACCACCAAATATCTTCACGGGAAGTTCTATCTGAGTTCTCTAATAAAGAAACTCGTAGATCAAGCCCATCGTTTTTTCGGTTCTCATCGAGATCAATAGTATATGTGAACGGTAATGAATGAAGGATGCGTGAAACGTTCCAATACGTTGGTGCACATGGCCCATCATCCTCGTCAAATATGAATCCGTACAGGGCCTCAAAATACTTGTCTTCGAGGCGCTGTTGCATTAGTCATCATCTTCCGATCGAGGTTTGGGTGTACGCTTTTTCGGAGTTTTAGCCTTAACCTTATAAAAGTCATCATGGGAAACCGTTACCCGGTACTTGATTTTACTTTGCTCATTGTAAATATAAGCCTCAGTAATCTCATCATCATCCATTAGATCTAGAATAGTAGAACCAACTAAATCTTCAGGCTTAGGCACTGGAATATGGTTTCGTAGTTCAGCTAAGACTGAGTCATCAACATGGTAAACCAAATCAACGGTTAAGCCTTGGGTTGTATTGAATTCCTGACTTGACATTCGTTGTAAATATGGTTTTCCACAGTTAAATTCGGAGAACTGAGTATCTCTGGCGGGCTTACCCTCATCAGAGTGTATAACTTCTTCCTCCATCTCTTCAGGATGTACATAATCTTCATCCTCGGACTCAGCATCCAATATGTCATTCCCATCCTCATCGGTATTATTCGGTAAGTCAGGTTCCTCCATAGTATTATCTTCTGAGATATCAGATTCATCATCAGTGTCTTCCATCGGCATATCCCATTCGGTATCTTCGTCAGGACTATCTGGATCAAGAAGACTTTCATCTTTTGTAATATACTCAACCACATGATCTTGATACTCCTGTGTCTCTTTCGGAAACATCATGTTACGAATCTCTTCGCGGTTCAGATGATCTTCCAGATCTTTACGATCCTCGGCCTCTAAATAGGCTTGCTTCACTCGCTTTTTGTAAATATAATAGCCCACAGCCGCCCCAGTAACTACTGAAGCAGCCGCGGCTACGATAATAATGGTTTTCTTATCCATGATCAATCCTAAATATAATCTATGATAATACCATCAACATTAAAGTCAAGCATGACATTCGGGCTTTCACCAGACATAAACAACCGGCGATTAGAATGACGGAAATCATCGTAACCAATTGTAATATAACCATCGCCTGGTTCACCGTCCGGATCAGACTTCAACGACCAGCCAACCACTGCACCGGCCTTAGACCGCTCTAAACCGAGTCGATCATATACCTCATTAAGGAAAACGTGCCCTCTAGCTTTGAGCAAATCGTTGAAATAATTTTGCTCACAACGCAGAAACATCTCATTGTAAGATGCAACTGGTTGCCAATTAGCATTGCCCTGTTGGAAAAGACGGCAATATGGTGAGTAACCGAACCGTTCAAAGGAGGCGGAGTTTTCTATAGATAACTCTGTAACACTCTCAGCTTCTTTGTCATAATCGGTTGCCAGTGCAGTCTTCTGCTCATCTGTCAGAACCTTATCAACTTGCTCCTTGTACTTACGAAATAGTTCCTCAGTCAAGACTGCTGCCGCCGCAATAGCAGCAACGCGTTTCTTCTGAATGACATAGCCGCCAGTCATTAGCATTAGGCCGCCAACTTCCAGGGCCACCGGAGTGGCATACTGCTTAACTAAAAGTTTAGCCTCCTCCTGCTTAGTCAGTGTATGACCGTAGTATTTGGTTGTAGCCCTGCGATAAAGAATAATTGATCCAGCTACGACTGCACCCAAACCAACTGCAAACATAATGTCGGGACTTGCCTTCTGCAGCAAAGCCCCCTTATTGCCGATTACCTTGTAAACCGACAGTGGAATCTTCATTTTAGTTCCTTTCTAAATATGGTTAAATTGGTTCAGGAGAAGGAATGCGGATACACCAACCTTCACGAACGCGATCAATTGATGCGTCGCGTAGATTGCTCCAGCCCCACTTATTATCAGTGTAGGTTCCCTCAATCCCAACTAGATCATTGAAGTCAGCCACGGAAGCTGTTCCGTATTGCTCAATCAAGAGACTCAAACCTTCAAGCACTCGATCAGCGTCATCGCGTGTTTTCAGAACAAAGTCTGCCACGTTATTAGATGACCGTCTTGTTTGCCTAGGGGGCTCAAATCGTGAAGCACCTTGGCTACGATAAGGACCTTGGTAGTCTGTGTAACGTGGAGAATATACAGTCTGTCCTGGTACTGATCGTCGAGAACCGAATAACAATCGTTCAATTCCTTGACTACCCGCATCAGCTAACATGTTCTTGAATGCCGGAATCAGAACATCGAGCAGAATAAAACTAGCAACTGATTGGGAGTCATCGCCGTTCTTAAACGCTAGAACAGCTTTATCCATCGTTGTCAATTCCTTCTGCCCGACGCCTTCAGATATAACTTTCTTCGGCCGTTGACGCGGTTCTGCTTGCTTCTTCTCCGAGTTACTGGGGAATGAGACTTCAGCCATTGGAAACCAATCCCTTAACATTATTGAGTGGTGTCACGCCAGACTTCATACCTTCGATCATATCAACAATCTCGTCGAACTGGTCCCCAACGGCGCGTTGGACAGTTGCTGAAACTGCAATTCCAACACCGATGACGCCAACGTACAAAACAATCGACTGATAGAGCGTCATATCGCTCGTCTTGGCAAATGTCTTCACGAGATCCTGAATTGCTTTTCCCGAGGCGAATCCAAATACTCCGCCTACGACTTGACGGCCAATCGAGATCTTCTTCTCTTCTTGTGGAGTTTCTTTAGTTTTATTAGTTGTAGTAGCCATGTGAGTTCCTTTCTAAATATGGTTACATAGCTGGTGTAGGTTGAACCGGTGGCTGAGGTAGCACCGGCTGGTTTTGATTTGCATTCATTGACTCAACAACATCCTTTGGAAGAATGGCGTTGATAAACTTGGCGGCATAGTCAGCATCATTCATGAAGTGCATAAACAACTCAGAAAATGCCTCAGATGTGAAGAACTCTTCAGCATACTCGGGCTTCTTAATAAAGTGTTTACCATCCTCAGAACGAACACCATACGCCTTGCCCAAGATCCACTTAAACGAACGCAGAATCTTTTGGTTATCATTTGAGTTGACAATGGATTGCAAATATGCAGAGATGTCTTGGCCATCCTCACCCTTTGAAACACTGAGTTCCGCAATCTCTGCTTTGGTCAGGTTGAAGTAGAATGGCTCAGTCACCTTAGTGCCATCGAAGGTTTCATACTCAATCATTTCTTTTAACATTATTTTTCCTTAAATATTAGGTCTTTAAATTCGGGGTCTATATCATCCCGGGCCATGAATATACCAAACACATCACCCATGGTCCAGTCGTTCCAATACATCACATCAAAACTTGCAATAATCTGACCACGGCAGATGCTTGTAGAATATGGAAATGCACGGTTTGCCGTCAGGTGTCATAGCGGCGACGAAGTCAATATCAATCAAACTATCAATATTCCATCCAACTTCTCCACCATAATTAGTGGTTGGCAAACCAATCGCTTGCCAAAAATCATTTAGACTGGCATACTGATCGGAGAATATGTCTTGATTGACATCATTCATTGCTTTACGAACCTTCTCAACAGACGACTTAATATACCGTCCTGAGATTGAGTCCATCATCGTTACATCGGTATCCTCATCGGTAATGATGATTTCCTTATATCCAGGATTATCAACCATCATTTTTTCAGCGACTTTGGCTTCAACTTCCTCGCGCTTGCCCTTTGTCAATACTTCGCGCACCTCATCCTTATAGGTAGAATACGCACGTTCAGTAACAGCATACAATCCAGCCAGAGCCGCCTGTTTCCGTACTGACACTGTATGAGACATTGTTATAGCCGCGACAGTAATTCCTCCAGCCACAACGACTGGAATATAATGCTTCCATGAGTTCTGGAATAGCATCTTCCGATAGACTTTGGAAGCTTCTTTATAACCTTCCTTAGTCATTTCTTTATCTGGCTTATCAAATCCATCATCTTCCATTTGGCTCATTGTCTGCTTGGTTTTAATACCAGCTTGAACTGCCAGATAGATAGATGTGATTGTTCCTGCAACTGCAACTGTAGCCAACAGTGTAGCAGCATTTTTGTTCAGGAAGGGTCTTACATCCATCATTTGAGTTTCCTTTCTTAAATATGGTGGATAGCTATACTCTTGAGTCTTCGGTTCTTTTAAAACAACTATCCACCACGTGCCCCAAATCGGATTCGAACCGATACTGTACCGAGTTTAAGTCGGATCTCTCTGCCGTTGGAGTACAGGGGCGAAAAAATAATGAGTTGAATTTGCTTAGATTTTCATCGTCGCAATACTATTCAGTATTTTAATTCTTCTCATATAAGTACTTGTAAATTCTGCGAAAAAGATAGAACCCGTTATGAATTCTATCTTTCTTTTATTCACTTGTTCTTCAACAGTGTATCGAACAGTACACCTACTGTGAAGCCGACCATCAATCCATAAGTCATAAAACTAAACTTTTCCATAACTTCTAGAACTTTGTCAACTTTTTCGTTGGTAACATAGCTCATTGCACTATCCTTTCAGCTAGTGATTATCCTCACTTAAAGAACTGTAAAAAGTGCGAAAAAGCTAAGTAATAGTCTTCGTTTTAACCATTACTTAGCTCTTCGTGTCAGATCTCTTCTGCACCCAACTCGTCTTTCAATGTGCGGGCGGCACGCTTTAGTTGAACAAAGCCAATCGCAACCTTCACGCCTTGGGCAATTAATGCGCCTGCTACCATAACGGCGGTAGCAATCACAACAACGTCTTTAACGTTGAGGTTGTAATCTTCATTTTCAACCAAATCAGTGGTCTCGTTCATTTCAAGTTCCTTTCGGTCTAATGAGATACCTTCTCACATTAAGGATTGTAGATTTTGCGAGACATTTTGCTGAAATTACCCAGCGGGGATTTTTCACGGTTAAAAAATATAAAAACCTGGAAAAGATTAGACCCTGGCTTTAATACTGCTCAGCCAGAGCCTAATCCTTTTCAAATATCTTTAGAGTTTCTTCACGAATCCCAATGCTTTCGAAGTAAGTACATGCTTCTCTTCAAACGCCATCAGAATCAAGATACTCAAGATAGACCCACCCACTGTCAACATGGGGGCATACTTCTGAACCCAACTAGTCTTAACTACCCATTCACTCAACGATTGAGTTTCCCGAGTGTCAAGTTCCATTTGTTTCTGAAGATGCTCCATTAGTCGCCAATATTCAGAGTCCTCAAGAGAATCCGCATCATCCAGACGCTTGATAAGACTTTCTGTAATCTTGTCTTGCAATTCAGACATGAGAGTTCCTTTCCAAATATACTTCTCATTTAAGGAGTTGTAATTTCTGCGCGTTTCGGCAGGTCCCCAACTCTAAGAATAATTTGCTTCTGCGTGGCGAGTGTTTCGAGATTGGAGCCAACATCCAGAGAATATACATCTTTAGTTGGGTCACTTGTATCAACATTCAGCGTTCCAGAATACTTCTTGTCTGAATTATTGTAGTTAAGACTGGAAATACCAGTAATCACGCCTAAGAAAGTCGCGACTGCTGCTAGTGTTCCAATTACATCTTCCGGCCTTGGTAAATTCCAAGAACCAGCCAAAGCGAAGTACAATGTGCCAATTGCAGGTAATAATATACCAACAATCCACTTCATTGCATCATAAACTTTGCATGGTAGAACCATTATAGCCTCTAATCATCTCGTTTGATCGGTAAATCTTTAATCTGATCAACATACTTGTCAACCAGTTGATCTCCGCCTAATGTCTTAAACGCTGGATAAAGGTGTTTAAACACACTGGCATATTGTGACTCGTCAAAATATCCCCGTTTAATCACATCTTTGGCTATATCAATAATTATAGAATATGAGATACCTAAGAGTAATTGTGATGTTGAGGAAATTTTATCTTTCTTTAGTTCTAAATAATGCCACAACCCAGTTGATCCAGCGATTGCTGTTAGCAATGTGACTATCCACACTAGCAAGTCATTTAGTTCTAAATTAGCAGTAAACACCCTTTGACCTCCTTCAACTAAGGGATATAAACTAGACCACTCGGTAGTTTGGAGACTGTCGGATAATCAATTATTCCTTTTTCATCAATTGTTGTAATGTGTTCCGTAATCATCATATCTTGCTTGTATCCAAGCGGCCCAGTAGTAGTGATAATATCACCAAGCAGATAGTCACGATTATAAACAATAGCATTTGGGTCCGGCGTTCCATCTATACCCCATTCCATTTTCTGAGCTGCTCTAGCTTTTCCAATTTCGAGTTGCTGGACTGATGTGTCTTGCATGGTTGCCAATCTGACCCGCCTAGACAAACCTGTTTCAGCATTCGGTTCGTCCACAACCAACGTAGCGAGGTTAGCAGTCATGGCTACTATTACCCCTCTATAATTCTCAGAGGCGTATAATTCGCTTGACGCAACCATATTACCTAGGAATTCACTTAGTACAATTGGTTCAATTTGCTGATATTTTGGTGTTCGACTAACTCCAGTATAGATTTGAAAGGTAATAGCCCGTGCTGAGCCGCTTCCACTAACTTGGATTCGGAATCCAAGACCATAGAGATTACAGATTGACTTAATGTTGGTCAACAAATCGGCTGGTTTATAATTCAACGTAACTGATGCCGTTGGTAATAATGAACCAACCGGATTTCCCAACACAAACAACGGTAGTTTGTCATTAGCACTTATAAGACCATCGACACATATAGTTTTGTACATCTGTGTGGCAATTGCTTGCGGTGTTCCTGTAAGTGCCCAGCCATTCTGACCGGGGTCCGTTTTAGCATTAATCCATACTCGCTCAGCCATGATTTGTTCGATGGCATGGCCGGATAATTTAATAACCCGTTCAGATGAGCCTGATAAAGCTGTCACATTGATATTCTCAGCTCGCATTAAGGTTGGAGAACCTAAGAGTTGAAAATATAAATACTTCTTACGAGTCGTGTCATTAATCATCGGCAATATAAGCTGAACATACTTTGAAATATATGGTAATACCAACTCAAAATCGCCAACATCAGCATATCGTTCAGCCCAGATTAAAGACTGATAATCGGATATAATGTCTGATACTACTAAACTGTCATTTAGTAAAAATAGTTCTTTTAAGCCAGCCATTATAGCCCCGCATAGTAGGTATCATAGGCAATAGTAGCCATTGAGCCAGCAGCAACTGTAGATGGATTGAAACCAAATACAATGGTGTTACTACCAGGATATAATTTTGGCCAACCTGTACTAGCCACAGGGTCAATTGATGATAAACCAGATAGAGCCCCTTGGGCAACTGTATTAAAATTCACAGCACGACTACCATCTGACGACATAATCTCAATCTTATTAAAGGCATTAGCACCTTGAACTGTGGGATAGAGATCCAAAATATCATTCGCAGAATCAGAAACCCGTATTCTGCCAGTCGTGTTAGACAATAGAATTGATGCTGTTGTAGTCACATATAGTGGTGCAGGAACATTACCATTATAGTCAACAACAAATGTCGTTCCATAAGTAAATGGCGTTACCCCGCCTCCACCTAACACAATCTCTTTCGAAATCTTAGTGTTAGGAATATAACCAGAATATAGTGCCATTACACTATCTACAAACAACGACTTCATACATATAATACTGACAGTTACCAATGGTTGCCGAACGAACATTGGTGATTCAACAGCTTCTACATATCCATTAATATATAGTTTAGTTTTTTCACCAGTTAATTCATCAACAATCGTAAACTCGAAGTAAATATTCTCACCAATCGGAAAGAGTTTATATAAACGATTCTTTAATTTAGATATGGTGGTTACGTCTGTTGAATATCGCTCATCTACAGCAATTGAGAAAACTAAATTTCTAGCTTCCAGTGTCGTAGTATTATACGTAAACCGGTTTTCTAAAGGATTATTAGTCTTAACAATTGAGCCTTTTTGAGGGCCTAGACCAGAAATATCCAACAGCACGTAGCCATCATTATCTTTAGTTGAATTCAAATATACCCTGCGTGAATCATCATCATCATCAGAGAGTTTAAACGTAATCAAAGCATCAGTTGCGGTCGGGTTGGTTGCTCTATTAGCAATTACTTTTGTTAAAGCCATTAGACTAAACCTCCTCCTATAACTGATAGTTGATTCTTTGTTTGACGGTAAATCTCTGCCTGAGATAGTGCTTCAGGGCTATTATTGTTCTGAATGAATGTCACATTCGAGCCTGGAACAGCTGTAACAGATGAACCATCTTCGCCGTTCATAGACGCTGAGGCGTCCCTTGCCATTGACAAAGATGTTCCAGTAGCCGAGATTGTCGGTTGTGTGCTGAACATCTCATTGATAGCGTTGGCACCGTTCTGAGCCTCTGATAGATCTACAACTGGCGTAATCGTCGGGTTATAGTCCATCGGAATATCCAAATCAGTGCCCAATCCAGATATGGTATCTGTAAATGCGGTAACCGCCTGTGAAGCCATCTCAACCATTCGAGAGTTAGTCTCAGGTTGACCATCCTTGATGCCACCAGTGAAACCAGCCACAATCATGTCGGCTGCCCACCAGAACAACTTTGAAGGTGACCCAATATGGAGGAAGCTCTTGATCTTATCCCAAGCGCCAGAAACCAGCGACATCAGATAATCACCAATAGCATGGCCAGCAGACTTCAAGCCGCTAACAATACCATCAATCATATCAGAGCCAACCTTCTTGACATCAGACAAGATCTTAGAACCGAATGAAACTAACATATCTTTGATAAAGGACACGAATGACTCAACCAAGTTAGCAAATGCAGCACCTAGAGGACCGCCTTTACCACGTAGAGCATCTGCCAAACCATTAATCATGTTAGTGGCCGCATCAATTATACCAGCCACTAAGCGAGGAACTGCCGAAGCAATACCGTTGATTACAGCCAGAATAATATCAACACCCTTATCAATGAAGCGGGGGACTCCAGAAGCCACAGCATCTAGTAATGCTAGAATCAACTGAATACCTTGCTCGGCAATCGTAGGAACATTTTGGATTAGAATATCGAGGAAACTCGTGACCATAGTCAAGAATTCCTGGACAATCGTGGGAATATTCTCAGTCAATGCCGCCAGAATGCCCATAATCAAGCCCATAACAGCTTGTACTATACTGTCAGTATTATCTATAATCGCTGTAAGAAGAGCGCCTAAAGCATCGGTTAATATTGTTGGCAACTGCGAACCAAATTCAACAGCCATCATTAACAGCAATTGAATAGCAGTCACAAAAGCCAAAACACCAACACCAGCAGCCAGTAAACCAATCCCAAAAGCGGCAACAGCTAGACCAACTAGAATAAGCGTTGGAGCAACCGGGCTTAATGCTAGACCAGCAATTCCAAAGATAAGGAATATACCAGCCAGCATGACCAATGACTTAGCTATGTCTTCCCATCCAAGAGAGGCAAAAGCCATCATAGCAGGTGTAAGAATCATAAGTGCAGCAGCCATTATAAGCATAGCAGCGGCTCCAGCTAAAGATTCTGGACCACCCATTAACTTTGTGGCAGCGACCATTAGAATTAAAGCACCAGCCATTGAGACTAGACCCTTGGCAATGCCTTCCCAACTCATAGATGCAAATGCTTGCATGGCCTGAGCTAAGACTACCATGGCCACAGACATAATCAAGATTTGGCCCGCAGCTGTTTGAAGATTTTTAATCTGGCTGATTATAGCAATAGCTCCAACTAATATACCAAGACTAATAGCCATAGCCCCAAGACCCTTTGCCAACTCTTCGAGCGACATTGATCCAAATGAGCCAACAGCTAATGCTAGAATATTAAGAGCTACTGCTAATATGGTAAGAGATCCAACAGTCTTTGGGCTTAACCCGCCAGCTTTATTAAACAAAGCAATTGCGCCAGCCAATTCACCAAGCATTACTGCAACACCACTGAGACCCTTTGCCAAGGTTTCCCAGGACATTGATCCAAATATGGCTACAGCAGCAGCTAAGATATTAAGAGCTACACCTAAAACAATCAATGATGCTGCTTTGGCAGCCATAGATTTCTGATTGCCCAATAGTTTCAAACCTAGTGCCAATTCACCAAGCATTCCGCCAATAGCAGACAAACCTTTGGCAATCTTTTCCCAAGAGAGTTGAGCTAAAGCTATAACAGCCACTGACAAGAGATCAATCGCCACAGCTAGAACTACTAATGAAGCAGCCTTAGCCATGATTGACTTTTCGTTGCCCATTAACTTAAGAGCACCCGCCAAACCTGCAATCATTCCGCCTAAAGCGGTAAAACCTTTAGCAATAGACTCCCAAGAAAGACGAGATATGGCAAGCATAGCTAGTGCCATTAAATCAATAGCCACTGACAAAGCAAGAATTGCTACGGACAAAGGAATTAATTTTGCCATTCCTGGACCAGAAAAGGCCTTAGAAAGGAGAGCTAAACCAGCAGACAATTCACCAATCATAGTCATTATAGCCATGAGTGACTTTGTAAGCTTTCCAGAGTCTATCATTGAGAGCGCTACTACGGAAATGGTAAGAATTGCAATGGCCGCAGCAATAGCAAGTAGAGTATTAGCCTTGATTTGAGTTTGCATTGCCTTTAAGACATTAGTTAGTTGACCAAATATACCATTAAAGTCAATTTTTAGCCCATTTTTACCAATTTTATCAAATGCTCCTGATAATTTAAGTAAACCTGCGCCTATACCAACTAGTGCCCCAGAATTGATAATATCTAGAACACCACTGAAACCTTGACCAGTAAACGCATCACCTAATGCTTTAAAGAAATCCTTAATAAGATTACCTATTGGCGCTAAAACTGGTTGAAGAGTTTGCCAAAGAGTTTGGAAACCTTTACCAATCAAACCAAATAAGGCTAAGACTGGCGCAAAGACTGTTTTAAGAACATCACCTACGCCAGAAAGTCTATCCTTAAACTTCTGAAGTCCATCAGCAATTTTATCTATTGAAACTTTTCCAAGTTCGCCAAAACCATTAGCTAATGATTTCAAGGCGTCGGCAATGCCAGAAATTCCTTGGCTTGCCAGAATTTTGATTGCATCAGCAACGCCCTGAATGGCGGGTTTAATTGCTTCAAATCCACCACCTAAAGCAGCGCGAACCGCTTTTCCTGCAGCTTCAGCTTTAGTTGAGAATTGGGCTATAGAGTACTGAATTTCATTAAAGAAATCATAAATTCCATTACCTTCAACCAGAAAATCCCGCATTTTTTGGATAAAGCCAGTTAAAGCAGTACCTGAACCGCCGGTTAGAGCACTCATAAAAGAGCCAACAACTTTACCTAGGGATTGGAATACCATGAGTAATCCATTACCACCTAGAGCTTCTTTCACAATCATAACTAAATTCATGACTGCTTTAGTTGGCGTTACAAAGTCCCATTTTGATATTGCATCACCAAGTTTTTGGCCAGTGATTACCGCTTGATCGGCTGACGGTTTAAATTCGGTTTGAATAACTTTAGTAATCTGACGAAGACCGCCTAGAACACCACCAAGACCATCAGAGCCACCAAGTATACCCTTCTCCATGTTAAACCATGGCTCTTGGAAAGCAGCCATGATCTTCTTCATCTGAGCCTTAGTATTAGTCTGCAATCCTGTAAGAGTCATACCCACTTGGGCAGCCATGTTGCCAAATTGCTCAGTAACGATGGTGTTGAAAGTAGAGAAATCAACCTTCCCATCAGCGACCATCTTATGGGCCGCTTCTTGGGTAATACCAAAGTGTTTGGCGACGGCATCTAGTGCATTCACGCCGCGAGTAGAGAATTGGTCTATCTCAACCATAGAGACTTGATTAGCTGCGGCAATCTTCTGATAGATCTGAGTAATTTCGCCCATCGAGTTGCCCGTGGCGGATGCCATAGCCACAACTGAGCCTAAAGCACCTTGAAGTTGTTCACCTTGCTTAACGCCTGAGGTTAAGAACAAAGATGCAGCTGTTGCAGCCTCATCCAATGAATATGCGGTTCCTGTAACCGCTTTATCCACCTGCGCCATAACATTAGTAACGTCATCAGCAGCTAATCCAAGACCTCGCATCTTGGCTTTTGCCATATCAAGGTTTGCTAGTCGATCCCAACCAGCTGCCATAAATGACTTAGCCCAGTTCACTCCAAAGGAAACAACAGAGGCAGTTAATGTAGCAAGAGCTGTAATTCCAACGACCGCCATCTTGGAAAGCGAATTTCCAAAATCCTCCGTGGCTTTTGTTGGGCCATCCATATCCACAGACTTCTTTAAGTCATCTAAAGACTTAGTTGTTTCTGCAATTCCTTTCTGAAATTGGCCATTATTAAAAACCATGTTAACGATGCGATCGTCAATACTACTCATGCTGATGTCACCTCTTTCCAAACCTGATCGGCGATATTGTCAAATATAGATTGCATTGCGGGATTTATGTAGTCTCTTCCAACCACATAACCACCTGTTCCAGTACCATGTCCAAACTGAAGCATAACGGCTAGAGGAAATCCACCTGGTTGATTTGTGTTAAACCAAGAAATTCTGGCTTGGCCGCCTGAAACCTCAATTTCATGGCCCCAAGACCTTGCCGTAAGACCAGATTCGACGGGGGTATCATTTGCTAAAGCATCATCTCCCATACGACCGAAATGATCTAGAACATCCCAGAGTTGGCCGCGTTTCATCTTTGCTAGAAAGGTTTCCAGTTTGCTAAACGAGCCGGAAGCCACTATTTGGATAGTAGGCATTTGTAATCCTCTCTAAGTAGCGAAGCCACCCACGTTCTCTCTGTTGCTGAAATGCCAAGTCATGGCCATAATCATGCTCATAGTTTTACTGTACCTGTATTTTATAATGCAAATGGAAATGGCAGCGGATTATATAGTAGTCAAGAACAAGGAAGAACTACCGGATGGGATAATACTCAAGCTGGTGGAAATGGTGCCCATAATAATCTGCAACCATTTATTACCTGTTATATGTGGAA